CAGCCCGGTCGGCACCGCCGCATGGGAAGCCGTGAGCGACGAGGACGAAGCTACGACGATCAATGCACCGAACGTGGGGTTGCGCCAGTCCTTCGATGTCGAGCCGTTGCCGGTGATGGCCACGCCCGCCATCTATGGCGTCCAGCTCACGATGCTGGCCCGCAAGACCGACGCCGGTCTGGGCAAGGTCAAAGGCCTCGTGGTCAGTGGTGCGCAAAGCGCCGTCAGCACCGACATCATTCTGCAGGAGCAACTGGCCTGGCAGAGCACGCTGTTCGAACGCAACCCGAACGGCAACGTGCAGTGGACGGAGACCGCCTTCAATGCCGCTGAGTTCGGCGTGGAGTCGGCATGACGGATCGCGTCGTCGTTCAAGACCTCGCGGAGGTTTCCAGCAAGCCGACGCCCGGAAGTGAGCTGCAGGAATTTCAGGGCGAAGTGCTGTCGCGCGCATCGTTCGGAGCCAGCGCGATCACCTTCACTCCCGAGACTGCCATTGCACCGGTTCCGCCCAATCTGGCGGCGACTTGGCTTGCCGAGTCTCTGGCGTATCCGTGGCCGCCCATCGACGCTCCCGCATTTCTGGTGGAAGTGCTGCGCCGGGACACGGCATCGAGCGCCATCGTTGCGACCGGCATGGACGCCTTCGGTGACCAGCCGTGGCCCGACGCGCAACGCGGGGTGTTCGCGTTCCGCCACGACTGGGCCGAACCCCTCGTCGAACGGCTGGAGTGGCAGACCAGTGTAGTGAGGCTGGCCAGCGGCAACGAGTCGCGGCAGGCGCGCCGCCGCATCCCACGGCGCTTGCTGACCTACAAAGTCGGCAACGCACGCCAGTCAGATGCGCTGGTCGCCGACTTGCTGGCCGACCATCTGGGCAAAGCGGCGTGGTGGCCGTTGCCGCAGTACGCCGTCCACCTCGCCCAAACCGCCGAACGTGGCGCGCTGGCGCTTCAGGTGTCGGATGCAGACTGGCGGCATTTTGGCCCGCCAGCCGCCGCGCTACGCCTGACCTACGACGGCGTTCACGGCTGGGACAGCAACGAACGCTGGGTGCTGATCATCGCGTTTGATGGCTGGCAAGTCGCCCAACTCAGCGACGTGGAAAGCGATCTGCTGTGGCTGGCCGAACCCTTGGCGCGTGCTGCCGGAGTCGGTAGCAGTGTGATGCCGTTGGTGTGGGGCAGCGCAGTCGATCCGGCAGACTTGACCCAGTGGGTGCCCGGGATGGTGGGCGGCAGTGCCACGGCGACCATCACAGCCGCGCAAACGCCGGACATGGATGTGCTCGACGACCCATGGCTCGACGAGATTCCAGTCTGGCCCGATGGCAACTGGCGTGACGATCCTACTGCTGTGGTGGCCGGTGTCATCACGCGCCAGGATTTCTCGCCCGCCGATCCGTGGGTGCGCCGCGACGACCCTTGGCCCGTCACCACCTTCCAACGCCGCTATCTGGCCAGCACCCCCGAGGAGATCGAGGTTTGGCGGGCGCGGTTGTGGCACACGCAAGGGCGACTGGAAGCCTTCTGGTTGCCGGATAGCTTGGCCCCGGTGTTGTGGGTGACTGCCGAGGCCGATCCCGAGGACGGTTTCCTGAGAGTGACCGGTGGTGATGCCTCTGCTTTCTGGCATCGCCCCGCCGCCTGCCTGATCGTGCATCCCGATGGTTATCGGCAATTCGGACTGACGGCGACCTTCCATCTGGATCAGGGCGGCGTGCTCGTGCTGCGTTCCGGCCTTGACGACTGGGTTCCCGAAGGCAGTCGGGTGATTCGACTCGCTCGCTGCCGTCTCGACCACGACGCTGTCGATCTGTACTGGCACAGCCCGGCGCTGGTGGAGATCACGCTGACAGCACGGCAGTTGCCAGAACCACGCGGCAATGACCGCCAAACCTACGAGGGAGAGTGAAACCCATGAGTCAAAACCCTCTGTTGGAAGTCGAGCTGTATGCCTTCAACAGCGCCAGCAGCCAGTTCCTGCTGACGCCGCACGAATTCGACGTCGACCTCGATGGCAATCTGTACGCAAGCCTTTCCATCGAGCGCAACGAGCTGGCGCTGGGTGCCGAGGCGGCCAGGTCGGCGCTGGAGCTCAAACTGCCACCCGACTGTGATCTCGTGCGCCACCTGCTGGCCACGTCGCTCACCGGGGATACCACCTCGGTGACCTTGCGCATCGGACGCCGCGACACCTGGGGCGACTACTGGTGGCTGTCGGGCACGCGCTGGATGGGGCGGGTGCTGGGCGTCGAGATCGCTGACGACGTGGCGCGCGTTCGCTGCGAAAGCGCGCAGGTCAGTTTGAAGCGCATTGGTCTACGTCGGCTCTACAGCCGCAAGTGTTCCCACGTGCTGTATTCGAGTGCCTGCGGTGCCACACCCATGACCGCCAGCGCCTTCGTGAGCAACAGTTATGGCCGCAGCGTGGAGCTTGATGGCGGCGTGCCGGGCAGTGTGAGTGGCGGCGTTGCCGGTGGCTGGTTGCAAACACCCGAAGGCGCTCGCCACATGATCGTCAGTGACTTCGGCGGCGGCGTGGAGTTGCTCTATCCGGTCGCCATCGAACCCGGCATCGAGGTGCTGCTGACGGTCGGTTGCGACCACAGCATGCAAACGTGCGCGTCGCGCTTCGCCAACCTCGACAACTACGGCGGCTTTCCCGCCATCCCGAGCAAGAACCCATTCTCGACCGGCGTTTTTTAGGAGCGGCCATGTGGTACCTCGTCGTCATCATTGTCGCCGCGCTGGTTTCCGTCGCGCTCGCACCCAAGCCACCCGAACCCAAACCCGCGTCTCTCTCCGACGTCGATGCGCCCACCGCAGAAGAAGGCCGTCCGATTCCCGTCGTGTTCGGCACGGTGCTACTGCGCGGGGCCAACGTCGTCTGGTACGGCGATCTGGAAGCCGACCCGATCAGGAAGAAAGGTGGCAAGAAATGAGCACTGAAACTGTCATCACCATCGATCACGTGCGCGCCGTCGGCCTGTGCGTGAACGGCACGCGCACGTGGTTTGCACGGCACGATCTGGATTTCCGCGCTTTCCTGCGCGAAGGCATTGATGCCGCCTCCTTGCTGGCCACCGGCGATGCGATGGCATTGCGCGTGGTGAGTTACGCAGAAGCGCACGCACGCCAGCACTCTGCACAGCAGGAGCAACGCTGATGGGTGGCAGCAGCAAGAAGCAAACCGTCGGCTACCGTTATCGGATGGGTCTGCATCTGGCCGTGTGCCAGGGCCCGGTCGATGCCGTGCAGGAAATCCAGATGGGCGAGCGCACCGCGTGGGGCGATGCCGACCGCGCGCCGCTGTCCAGTGGGCACGGGCTGACCAGCCTCTCCATCAACAAGCCCAGCCTGTTTGGCGGTGATGAACGCGAAGGCGGCGTGATCGGCACCATTGATGTGCTCTCGGGCCATGCCGGGCAGGGGCGCAACGACTACCTGATGAGCCGCCTCGGTAGCGCCATTCCGGCGTTCCGGGGTGTGCTTTCGCTGGTGGCCCGCAAGATCCTGTTCGCTGCCAACAACCCCTACATCAAGCCGTGGGCGGTGCGGGTGCGCCGCTTCACCGCTGGCTGGTTTGAAGCGCCGTGGATGGAGTGGAACGCCGAGGTGCGGGTCTGGGATGACGACGAAGGTCGTGAGATCAGCGTCGGCATGAACCCGGCGCATATCCTGGTGCAGTGCCTCACCGATCCGCATTGGGGTATGGGCTACCCGCAGAGCACCATCGGCTGGAGTTTCTGGAACGCGGCATGGGCTTTGTCGAGTGAGGGCTTCGGCCTCAATCTGATCTGGACACGCCAGCAGTCCATCGAGAGTTTTATCGGTCAGGTGATCGACCACATCGGCGGCATTCTCTACACCGATCCCGAGCAAGGCACCTTCGAGATCAAGTTGCTGCGCGACGATTACTGGATCGACAGCCTGCCGCAGTTGGGCCCGGACGAGATTGTCCGTCTGGAACGCTTCGAGCGCGCCCAATGGGGCGAGCTGCCAAATGAATTGACCGTGGTCTACACCGACTGGCAAACCGGCGGCTACACCACCGTTACCGTGGAGAACCTTGCTGCCATCCAGTTGCAAGGCGGCGTGATCAATCAGCGCCGCAACTATCCGGGCGTGAACTATGGGCCACTGGCTGCGCGGCTGGCCTTGCGCGATCTGCGCGCCCTGGGTTCGCCCCTGGCCCGGATGAATCTGACGGTGGCGCGCGACACACTGGAACGCGCGCCGTTGCCGGGTGATGTGTTCCTGCTGAACTGGCCGCGTTTGGGCGTGGATCAGATGGTGGTGCGGGTGACCGGCATCGACACCGGCACCTTGGGCGCTGCCGAATGGCGCATCGAAGCGATGGAAGATGTGTTCGGGATGAGCAACACCGTGCTGTCGCCCCCACCGCCGCGCGTCGATGAACCGACCATCGAGCCGCTTCCGCCATCACTGGTACTGGCGGTCGAGGTTCCGTATTGGGAGTTGGCCCGGCGCTTGTCGCGGGCCGATCTCGCGTACCTGACTGACACGGACACCTATCTCGGCGCGCTGGCCGCCGCAGGCGGTACCGGGCAACTGAACTGGCAACTGGCCACCGGTGCTACGAGCGGCGATCTCGCTGCCGTCGTGGGTGAGGACTACGCGCCACTGCTCACGCTCAATGCCGTTTTGCCTGCGAGCGAGGTTGATGCCGTTGGTGTTCCGGTGACGGCCATCAGCCAGCCGGAGAGACTGGCTGTCGGCGATTACGCCTATCTGGTGGATGCCAGCGGCGCAATCCGCGAAGCCGTTGCCATCCTGGCCTTCGACACCGCCAACGCCACTGTCGATCTTGCACGTGGCGTGCTCGACACCACACCGCAATCGAATCCTGCTGGCACACGGCTGATTGGCGTGGGCGAGTGGCTGGCATCGGAAGGCGCTGAACGCGCACCGGGTGAGTCGGTGTTCGTGGGAGCGATTCCGCGCACCTCGACCGATCAAGGCGATGCGGTAACGGCCAGCAAT